TAATAGAGAAATTAAGCCCATTAGAAGATGCAGCATTCCAAGCATTAAAAGCAGGTGTAGAAAAAGGTGATTTTAAATTTGTACAACTGTACTATAATTATTACGCTGGTAAACCCAGAGAAACAAGAGATATTACAATCAATGAGGATATTCCATTGTTTGTAGATTAGTATGCAAGTAAAGAAAACTATTGCATTAAATAAATTAAGGAAGTTAGATAAAAGAATTAAAATAGTAAGAGGTGGTACATCTGCTGGTAAAACTATTTGTATTCTGCTTATACTAATTGATTACGCTATTAGAAACGAAGGTAAAGAAATAAGCGTAGTATCTGAATCAATACCACACTTACGTAGAGGTGCATTTAAGGACTTCTGCCAACTGTTAAAAGGTTTAAATAGGTATAAGGATATACAGCTAAATAAAAGCACCTTAAAATACACTTTTACAAATGGTAGCTATATAGAGTTTTTTAGTACGGATCAACCTGATAAACTACGTGGTGCAAGAAGAACTGATTTATATATTAACGAATGTAACAATGTACCCTTTGATGCTTACAACCAATTAGCAGTTAGAACATCTGGAAACGTTTGGTTAGATTACAACCCTTCTAATATCTTTTGGGTAGATAAAGAATTAGTAGGCAAAGAAGATGTTGATTACATAACACTAACTTATAAGGATAACGAAGTGCTACCTGATAGTATTGTTAAAGAAATAGAAAAAGCAAGAGATAAAGGTAAAACCTCAACGTATTGGGCGAATTGGTGGAGGGTGTACGGACTTGGTGAAACAGGTTCTTTAGAAGGTGTATGTATACCTGATTGGAAAGAAATAGATAACATACCACAAGAAGCACGTTTGTTAGCTTATGGTATGGACTTTGGTTATAGTGTTGATCCTACTACATTAATAGCATTGTATAAATGGAACGATGCCTATATATATGATGAGGTGTTATATAAGAAAGGAATGTTAAATAGAGATATAAGCAGGTTCTTATCACAACTTGATATTAAAGAAAACATTGTAGCTGATTCAGCAGAACCTAAAAGCATAGCAGAACTACAAGGGTATGGTCATTCTGTATATGGTGTAAGCAAAGGTAGGGATTCAGTAGTATATGGGTTAAACCTAATAAACCAAAACGAAATATACATAACATCTAAAAGTAAAAACCTAAAACGTGAATTAGCAGGATATGTATGGGCAAAAGATAAAGATGGTAACCAGCTACAAAAACCAAGTGGTGAACATCCTGATTGTATTGATGCAGCACGGTACGTATTAACAGACCAATTAGAAAACCCTAACAAGGGTAAATATTATATATATTAAAATAAATTGTGTATTATTTGTTAATTAAATAAATAGTTGTATATTTACAAAGTAAAACAAAGTTTAATTAAAACAAAGACAAATGAGAAAAGTAGTACAAACAGAAAATTATTCAGGCTTAAAAGGTGAACTTATAAAGCTAACAGGTAAAGATATTATTACTCAACCAACTAATAAGTACCGAGAAATAATAGATTGGAATTATCAAATGTTAATTGATGGAAAAGTACAATGTTTAATGAATGGACATTTAACAGATGTAAAAAAAAGATTCCAAAATAGATATTCAAAAGAATCTTATTTAAGAATTTGGAAATACGAAAAGTAAAACATAAGGGGTAGCAATACCCCTTTTTTATTAACCAATAATTATATTATGGAAAACAAAGTAGAGTATATAATGGTAAAAGAATTAACTAAAAAACAAAACAGAAAGAACATTATAAAGTTTATAAGTGGAGGCATTTTACTTGCCTTATTCAGTTTTATAGCAATGTATATGTTTTTATTTTTTATATTGTGGGCTGATGAAATAACAGATAAGATAATTGGATATTTTTAAAATGATGGAAGCGTGTTGGTACGAAAAGATATACATAGTACAACGTCCATCTAAACGTGGTGGTAGGGCTTCAGATGTTTATTTAGATATAAACGTTAATGGTCAAGTTCTAAAAGGTAAGAAGCTGTACAAACAAAACAGCATACATTTAGAAAAAACAATAGAAGAAGCGTACAGGTATTCGTATAAAAGGTTTATATTAAAACAATAACTTTTCATTTGGTTTGGGTTGAGAATTAGGTAGCAGAAATGTTACCTTTTTCTTTTTATACAAAACACCAATTAATTTATTGTATTAATATGAAAGTTGAAATAAACGTACCTGAATCACTTAAAGAAATAACTTTAGATCAATACCAAAGATTTGAAAAGTTAAATACAGAAGAAAATAAAGAATCTACATTCTTACTTCAAAAGATGGTAGAAATATTTTGCAGCCTTAACTTAAAGGATGTTGCAAACATAAAATACAAATCAGTACAAGAAATAGTTGTACACCTCAACAAAATATTTGATAAGAAGCATAGTTTAACACCTACGTTTACTTTAGGCAATGTAGAGTATGGATTTATACCTGTACTTGATGATATGTCATTAGGTGAGTTTATTGATCTGGATGAGAACTTGGGTAAGTGGGATAATATGCACAAAGCAATGAGTGTGTTATACAGACCAATTAAATTTAAAAAAGGTAACAAGTACAACATAGAAGAATACAAAGGTATGAATGACAACCTAAAGTATATGCCTTTAGATATTGTGTTTGGTGCTATGGTTTTTTTTTATCATTTAAGCAACGAGTTAACACAAACTATCCTGAACTATTTACAGAAGGAGTTACCCAAGAACTTGACTATTCAGCAGAGGGAACGTTTGGGTCAAAGTGGGGTTGGTATCAATCAGTCTATGGTATTGCTAAAGGAGATGCTACCAAGTTTGACGAGGTTACCCAGCTTAACGTCCACCAATGTTTAATGTATTTGTCATTTGAAAAAGATAAAGTAGAATTAGAAAAGAAGTTAATTAAAAAACGATGAAAGGTTTTTACAACGTAACAAAGGAATTAAAAACAGCACTTGCAGCAGAACCATTTGTTAATACAGTTACATTTGGTAGTTTAGATGATGTAGATTTAAACAAGCAAACTATATTCCCATTATCACATATTATAGTAAACAACACTACAGTAGGAACTAAAACATTAACATTTAACATTTCTATTCTTGCAATGGACATTGTAGATATAAGCAAAGCAGAAACAACTGACATATTTGTAGGAAACGATAACGAACAAGATGTACTAAACACACAATTAGGATTATTAACAAGAATAATAAATATCTTACAGCGTGGTGATCTATATACTAACCTCTACCAAGTACAGGGTGATGTAAGTTGTGAACCATTTGTAGATAGATTTGAAAACAAATTAGCAGGATGGGCAGCAACATTTGATGTAGTAGTACAAAACGATATGACAATATGCAGTTAAAAGAAACACAAAAGGTTTTAGATGTATTTAAGCAGGTTGTTTTAAATCAAAGTAGAGCAATGCTTTCCAAGAAAGGAAAGAATGTTTCTAATAAACTTTTTAGAAGTTTAGATGGTGTTGTTAAGTCTATGCCTAATTCTATTTCTGTAGAGTTTGAAATGGAAGATTATGGTTATTATCAAGATAGCGGTGTTAAAGGTAAAACCTCAACATATCCTGAAATAGCAAAGTATGGAACTTTAGCAAAGTTTGGATCAGGTAAAGGTAAAAAAGGTGGATTAAGTGCAGGAATTAAAAAATGGGTAGAAGCAAGAAGGTTTCAATTTAGAGATAAAAAAACAGGCAGGTTTATGTCATATCAAAGTACTGCTTACTTAATAACAAGATCAATATACAATAAAGGTATAAAGCCAAGTTTATTTTTTACTAAACCATTTGAAAACGCATTTAAAAAACTACCTGATGAACTAATAGAAAAGTTTGGTTTAGATGTAGAAGATTTTTTAGCATTTACATTAAAAGAAGATAGATTAAGATGAGTACATATACAAAGATAAACGTTAGAAGTCCATTCTATTTACACCTTGTAGAACCAAGTCCTCCATTACCTAACTTTGATTGTACGGTAGCAGGTTTAGTAGGTTTTGCAGTAGATAATCAAGGTATTATTACTTTGCCAAGCCCTGCTGTTGGTGTAATAGATTCTATATCAAGTGATGATGGTGATTTTGCTAATAACAAATTCCCAGCAGAAGGTACTGATACATCAAGAACAATAAAAGTTAAACTACTTATACCTACAGGGTACGCAAACACAAGTGATATATTTTTTGAATGTCCTGTTACTGCAACACAAGCAGGTACAACAAGTTCAGTAGTACAACCTACTGTATGTACAACAACTGTAACAACATCAGGTTCTATTGGTGGACAAAGTTTAAGCGTAGGTGGTTCAAGTGTAGATATTGATTTAGCAGGATTCTTTACAGGTGAAACAACTTACGATTTTTCTAACCTAAA